AGCCTGGCAGTGCTAACTAAAGATCAACTGCAGGCAAGCATGCCTAAAAAATTTAGACATAACGTTACGGATGAAATGATTGACTTCATTAATACTACAGAAGGTGACGAGTTTAGGGACATCTACAAAGAAAACTTGATTGGTTTTGCTAGTGTGATTGAGGGTGGGCGTTATAAGATGGCAGATTATATTAATGCTGTTAAGTTTGTTAGTTATAAGTTAATAGGTGACTCTAACACAATTGCGTATGCTAAGACGTTCCCTGACCGTTATCAGCGATTAGTAGATAAGAACACGCCTGCGAAAACGATTTCATCGTTTTCTACGGCTTATAACAAAGGTGACCTTGTTCATAGGATATTAGAAAGAACTTTAGTGCCTGTTCATATTCTTAATATGGATATACACCAAGAGGCGATTAACACTCAAGCGGAGCTCATGCGTAGCGCTAAAAGCGAAACGGTTCGGCAAAAAGCAGCTGAGTGTTTAATTATGCAACTGAAAGCGCCTGAGGCGTCAAAGATTGAAGTTGATGTTACTTATAGCAATTCTTCAATCGATGATCTCCGAGAGACTACTAGGGCGTTAGCGCAACAACAATTACAAATGATAAAGAGCGGTGCTGTAACAGCAGAGCACGTTGCGCATAGTGACATTATTGCTAGGAAAAAAGTAAATAGTGTCGAAACTGATTATGAGGAGATTTCTAATGAAAATTCTTAATTTGATAGTATTAGTGTTATTTCTTACAGGGTGTAGTGCGCTAGAAGAAAAATTCGCACAACCGCCCCCTTTTTATACATGTGATAAAAGTGAGACTTTACTGGTATGTAATACAGCAGAGTTAAAAGACTGTTGGGGATATTTAGAAGATAAACCTATAATAATAGAGGAGACAGAGTTATGAAAACAAAAACAGCAAAGACACATATACCCGTTCCTGCTAAAAAGTGCGTACACACGTTTAAATGTATGTTCAATAATGACTGTGAAGCGTTAGCAAAAGCTGAACTTTCAGAAATGACCCCAGAACGTTTAGAAATAATGGGGCGTAATTATGGCATTGAGTTAGATAGACGTAAGCTAAAATCAACTTTAGTTAATGAACTCTACGAGGTAATGTGAAATTAGTTAAAAAAACTGTAGAAGATTGGTTAAATAATATCAGCTATGATGTAGATCCGAGTTATGTACCTAGCGAATTCGCCCTCGAGTTCGTTAGTTTCATAAAATTAGTGAATGGAGAGAAGGGAGAAGAAAATAAAACTCCTGTAATTCATTATAAGATGTTAGATAACATCACAGGTAAAAGGCAGAATACTGTTAATATGTGTTCGCGTGGATTAGCAAAGACTACAATCTTATCTGAATATCTAATTCTATATTTAGCTGTTTATGGCTCCATACCAGGGTTTGGTGATGTAGATTATGGTCTATACATATCAGATTCTATAGAAAATGGTGTTAAAAAGATGCGTTACAGGTTAGAAAGACGCTGTACGTACAGTGAATTCCTTAAAACTTACCTACATTCGTTCAGATTTACAGATATTAGGTGGTATTTTAAGAATAAACAAGGAAAAGAGATGGTTATAACAGGTCACGGTGCCAAAACTGGCGTTCGTGGAACAGTAGAGCTAAACACGAGACCGCAATTAGCTATGTTAGATGATTTACTATCTGATGATGATGCACGTTCGCCCACTATTATTGAGAGCGTAGAGAATACAGTATACTCTGCTATTGACTACGCGTTACATCCAAAAAAACGTAAAGTTATTTGGTCAGGGACCCCTTTTAATGCTAAAGATCCACTGTATAAAGCAGTCGAATCTGGTGTATGGCATGTATCAGTGTACCCAGTATGTGAAGAATTTCCTGTTGCACGAGAAGATTTTAAAGGTGCATGGGAGGATAGATTTGATTTTGACTATGTCAATGATCAGTACAATAAATCTAGAGGCGCTGGCAAACTAGACAGTTTTAATCAAGAATTGATGCTCAGAATTATGTCTGAAGAAGAACGCTTAGTACAGGATGGTGATTTGACCTGGTACAAGCATGCTAATGTAAAGACTAATATGGGAGCATTTAATTTCTATATTACAACAGACTTTGCTACGAGCACTAGAGAAAGTGCTGATTTTAGTACAATTAACGTCTGGGCGTACAATAATAATGGTGATTGGCTCTGGGTAGATGGATTTTGTAAACGTGCATTGATGAATGAATCAATAGACAAACTCTTTACTTTAGCACAAAAATATAGTCCCCAGGAAGTAGGTATCGAAGTAACGGGGCAGCAGGGGGGTTTTGTATCTTGGATACAGAATGAACAGATGAATCGTAATATTTACTTTACGTTGGCAGCTGGTAGAGGTAAGACTACTCCTGGTATTAGACCAAATAAAGATAAAATGAGTAGATTCCAACAAATTGCATTACCTTTGTTTAAAGCGGGGAAAATATGGTTCCCCGAAGAATTAAGAGATTCAGAAGAATTAGCAGAAATGCTAACTGAAATAACACTAGCAACATTTAAAGGATTTAAGTCTAAACATGATGATCAGTTAGACAATATATCGATGTTAGGTGAGTTTAATGCATGGAAACCTAGCGAAGTATCGACAAGTGAATCTGGAGATGGTTCTATGTTATGGGATGATGAAGAAGAAAAACCTCGAGGTAGTAGTTCCTATTTCGTTTAAAAGGTTTACATAGTTATTTTATAGTGGTATGATAATTAAAACTATTTTCAGGACCTCCTATGCTAGTATCTGATTATTTATCCCATATTACAAAAGGTGAAGTAAAACAGCTATATTTAAGTGATATAGGAACTACTACTCCTAGCGTAACTCAACAAGCAAATATTGATACCCTTATTACTTATATTAATGAAGCTAATTTAGAACTTCATAAACATTTTGGTTTAGTACAAAAAGAATATGTTTTAACAGACGTTACCAATAATACATTACATAGTATTCCAACAGATTTCTTATATGCTATTAGTGCTACATTTGATGATGGCAGAGAAGTTGCAATTAATGATGAACGAACAAATTTTATAGATGATATAGATTACAATGTTTCTATATTGTTTCCAGCACCATTTAAAGTTTTAGTTAAAGGTATAGATACTAAGAGTCCACCTAAAGATGATATTAGTATAATATATGTTTCTACTCCTGAAACTGTAACTTTAACAACAGATTTCATTGATTTACCTCAAGTATATAACGAAGCTCTTTATAACTATGTAGCCTATAAAGCACATGCTTCTGTTAAAGGTGATATGAAAGCTGAAAATAATACATACTACTTAAGATACAATGAAAGTATCAAAAATATTAGATTATTAGGAATGAAAAATTCTGATAATTTAGATAGTAATGTTAAATTAACAGATAGAGGATTTGTATAATGGCAAATTTCCACTCGTTCTCCCCAAATGATGTAACTAGTTCTGTTGTACAGTACTATTCTACAATTGAATTAGTAGCAGGTGATACTATGCCTGAATTAGATATTATACTAAAAGACAGTAATACAGCTCTTTCAGGACAAACACTTGATGCCACAAATCATGCAACTTGGGCAATTATTAGTTTGGCAGCAGTAAACACTGTCAAAATGAAATTTAGAAAAACAGATACAACAACTATATTAGAAACAATTACTTGTTCAATAGTTGGTGATGGTACTGCTGGTAATGTAATTATGACATGGCTCGCTGCTACACTTACTGGAGCTGACGGAATTTATGAAGGTGAAATAGAAATTACCTATGATAATGGTAAGATATCTACTGTTCGTGATCTATTAAAGTTCGATGTAAGAGCAGGATTCTAAAATGGCTAAGAACTTAAGAGCCGTTGTTACAATTGAAAAGGCTCAAGTTACAACTAGTTATGTAAAAAAAGAAGCTGTAGCAAGTTATCAAAAATCAGAGGCTATAGCATCTCGCTCTGATTTCTCTATGAACCAGTGGTACTATGAAGACACTGGTGTAGTATTAAGTGAACTTCACGTTACAGTTTTACTTAAAAATATAGCAGAATCAGTTGAATTAGCTGAAGCATCTGTATTAGCTTTTAATAAATCTACAACTGAAACGCTAAGTCTATTAGAAACATTTGCTAAAGCTATTATTTGGAATAGAAGTTTTACAGATGCATTCACATTAGATGATGCAGCTCAAATTGATAAAGATTACTATGGTGTTAAAGGTAATGTTGCCTTTATGCTTGATGTTATAGGATTATCTACAGCTAAGATAGCTACAGAAACTATTACAGTAGGAGATGTATATACTGCTGCTGTTAATAAAGTAGTAACAGAAAATCTTAGTTTAATTGAAACTCAGGTAAAAACCTTTAATTCACCTAAAACAGATAGTTTTTCAGCAACTGATCTTTTTTCAATGGCGCGTGGTTTAAATAAGAGTGATTCAGTTAGCTTTTCAGATACATATTATGCTGCATTAAATAAGATTGTCACTGATTCAATGACAATGACTGAGGTTGTAGGAATTGGAACAGGTATTCCTATTACTGAATCATTTTCAATTAGCGATAGTATAATATCAGAAATCAATAAGGTAATAGCTGATGCATTCACCTTAGATGATAGTGCTTTAATAGATAAAGATTATTATGGCAATAAAGGAAATATTTGTACAGTGTCAGATGTAATAGCTATTGCTATTTCATATGTTCGAGGTTATAGTGATTCAATTAGTACAAGTGATTCGGCAAGTATTGCGAATATTTCAGGCAAGGTGCTCAATGGAGCATCTTTTAATAGGATAACATTAAACTAGGAGTTTAATATGATACATGATGATTTAAAACTAACAGGTGCTCTCACTATTGCCTTAAATGATGTAATAGTACAAGAAACCGAAAATCTTGTAGTAACAGCAGGTAAGAACTGGGTTGCTGATAGAATGAATAACGCTAATACCGTTATGACACATATGGCAGTTGGTACAGGAACAAATGCTGCGGCAGCAGGAGATACTACTTTACAGACTGAAAATGATCGTAACAGCTTAACATCAACAACGGTAACTAATAACGCAATTGCTTATGTAGCTACTTGGGCTGCAGGTGATGCTACAGCTGCTTTAACAGAAGCTGGTATATTAGATGCTGCTTCAGGTGGTGATTTATTAGCGCGTACAGTATTTTCAGTAGTAAACAAAGGTGCAGCTGATAGTATGACTATCACCTGGACAATAACTGTAAGTTAACATGGCAGTTAAATTCAGTAATAATGCTTCTGCTTTGTTAGATGGGGCTATTACAAATTCAGCAACTTCAATAACACTTGATGATGTTTCGGAACTTCCAACATTAACAGGGACTGATTACACGTATTTAACATTATCAAATGCAGCTGCGACTTCAATTGAAATAATAAAAGTCACAGCTATCAATACAGGTACTAGAGTTTTAACTGCGGTTAGGGCTCAAGATGATACCTCGGCAGCAGCATTTGCGGATGGTGATATTTGTGAATTACGATTAACAACGGCTCTATTAACTGATAAGGTTAGTGAGGCTGCTGGGGATGGTGGGGTTGCAATGTCTATCGCATTAGGTTAGGAGTAAAAAATGGCGAATACGTTTAAATTAAAAACCAAAGCTGGAATAGATGCTTCATTAGTGACGATATATACGGTACCTAGTTCTACTACAACAGTAATAATTGGACTCACAATTGCTAATATAAAAGGTGCTTCTGTTACTGCTGATGTTAAAGTAATATCAGATACTTCTGATACTGAAACTAATGCAGACGTATATGTTGTAAAAGATATTCCATTACCAGCGGGTTCTTCAGTAGAAGTTATGGCAGGTAATAAAATTGTTCTTAAAGCAACTGATGCAATTCAGGTAAAGGGATCTGTAGCTGATGCCGTAGATGCAACGCTCAGTATTATGGAAATAACATAGGAGATTTAGTATGCCCTATTTAGGTAAAGAACCAGCAAGAGTTCCCGTAACTGCTGCTGATATCCCTGACGATAGTATCACAGCCGCTAAAATTTTAGATGGGGTTATAACTGCAGCCGATATTGGAGCAAATGCAGTAGACACCTCAGAACTTGTAGATGATGCTGTAACCGCAGATAAACTAGCTAACTCAATTAATACTGAGATTGCTGCTAACACAGCTAAGACAGGAATTACAAGTGGGCAAGCTTCTGCTATTACTGCTAACACAGCTAAGGTAACAAACGCTACCCATAGTGGTGAAGTAACAGGTGCTACAGCCCTTACTATTGCTGATAATATAGTTGATGAGGCTAATCTCAAGGTATCTAATAACCCCACCAATGCTTATGTATTAACAGCTCAATCAGGTAACACAGGTGGACTAACTTGGGCTGAGATGACAGGTGGTGGACCATCATTAGGTACTGATAGCATAATTAGAACTAATGGGCAGACTATTAGTGAGGATATTACAATTGGATCAACTACTAACGGCATGTCGGCTGGACCGATAACAATAGCCGATACATATACCGTCACAGTGAACGGTAACTGGAGTGTCGTATGAGTACATTAGAAGTTAAAGCGATACAAGCACCAAGTGGTTATGACTTACAGATGCCCGCTGGTCATATATTACAGACTCAGGCTACAAATTATCAAGGTGCATATAGTACAACATCAGCATCGTGGGTAGCTGTTGCTAATTTTAGTGTGTCTATTACACCTAGAGCTACTTCAAGTAAAATTTTAGTCCAGCTTATGATGCAAATTTGTACTACGGATTGGGGTGGCATAAATATAGTTAGAGAAGTATCTGGAGAATCAGATGTAATTTTAAATCAAGGTAATGATACTGTAGGTAATAAACAAAATTCTAGTTTTGGTTCAATTGCTATTGATAACTACATAGACACTCAATTAACTATGCCGTTTAATTTTATTTACCTAGATAGTCCAGCAACAACAAGTGAAGTTACTTATCAAGTACAAGTAGTTGGTAGGTATGGAGGCGGTGGTCAAACATTTTTCATAAATCGACCAACCTCTTGGAATGATGATGCCATATCTGGGCGAGTAACAGCATCAAATATTGTAGTACAGGAGGTAGCAGGCTAATGGCATCAAAAATTAAAGTAGACGAATTAGAAACAGCTGATGGCTCAGGCACTATAGCCTTACAGAATCAGTTAAGCGGATTAACGAGTGCGAGTATGCCTACTGGTAGTGTGTTACAGGTTGTTCAAACTTCAACTAACACACAAATTGTGAACACTTCTAGTGGTGCAAACGTAGACCTTATGAGTGTAAATATAACTCCAAGTTCTAGTAGCAGTAAAGTTTTAGTTATGATGACTTGGTTTGAAGGTCAGAGTAATCCAAATGGAGCGTATAGACTATATAGAGGTTCTACTTCATTAGCTCCTGCTGATGCTGGATATGATGGTGGAACTGGTTTTTGGGCATATGATGATGTAGGAGCTGATACTATTCATCAAATGGAATCAAAAAGTTTTACCTTTTTAGATAGCCCAAGCACAGCTTCGCAAGTTACTTATAAATTATCTACTGATAGTAGTTCGTCAGTTTATTTTAATAGGTCAGTACAAGGAAGTAGTGGTCATAGTACATCAACTATCACTGTTATGGAAATCGCAGGATGATATTTAATTTAATTTTAACAGGAGTAAGAAATGGCAAATGAGATAGGAACAACGGATGCCCTTCAATCTTTAAAGCCGGGTGCTGAATGGGTATTGAGGGGTGACACATTAGAGTGGTTGGATGCAGTACAAACTGAACCAACGACAGCAGAGTTAGACGCTGAAGTAGTTAGACTTCAAGGTGTCTATGATGGCAACGCATACCAAAGAACAAGAGCAACAGCTTATGAAGAAGTCAAGGAACAGTTAGATCAACTGTATCACGATATGACTGCTGGTAAGTTAGATGCAACAGGTGAGTGGCATAAAGCTATAAAGGCTGTGAAGGATGCAACACCTAAACCATAGGAGTAGAGAATGCCAACATTAATTAGTGGCTCAACTGGTGTCAATAAGATAACAGATGGCACGATTGTAAACGCAGATATAAACGCTAGTGCTGCTATTGCTGGTACTAAGTTGGTAATGCCAGCTGGTAGTATAGTTAGTTATAAATTTGTTACTGTTAGTCCTGGTGCTGGTGGAACTGCTACAAGTTCATCAACTTATGTTGAAGGAAATTCAGGCTTACGGATAACTCATGCAATGGCTGCTTCAGGAAATAAATTAATATTTAGTTTTTATACCATTGATACTTATATCACCTCTAGCACTACAACACATATTGCAATTACAAATTTAACGGATGTTACTACAAATATAATGAGTCCAGATAGACCAATGATTTATATTAAATCACACAATGGATTAGAACCTCATAGTATATTTGGTCATCAAGAATATTCACCGGGTTCAACTTCATCAATTACTTATTGTGTATCGATGAAAACTGGTGGTTCGGGTACTGCATATATGAATAACACACCAGCAGCTGGTCAAATGAGATTCACTCTAACGGAGATAGTAGTCTAATGACAAAGGAGATAGCGGGATGAGTACAATAAAATCAAGTGCAGGAAATTACAGGAGATAAATAGTGGCATTAACTAAAATAACAAGACCAGGCATCGCAGATGATGCAATCGATGCTACAAAAATTGCTGATGATTCTATTAATAGTGAACACTTTGTAGATGCAGGAATTGACAGTGCCCATATAAATGATGTTGCTGCTACTAAATTAACAGGAACAATAGCTTCAGGTAGACTTAGTGCAGCTAACTTAGGATCAGGTACTGTTCCAACAGCGAGATTAGGAAGTGGTACAGCTAATAATGCTGTATTCCTTAGAGGAGATAATACTTGGGCAACTGCTGGAGTATCAACTGTAGCTGCTTTAACAGATGCTACGGTGTCTGCATCTGATCCAGCACTTACAACTAATCCTTCAGCAACAGGACATTTATGGATTAATAAAACATCAGGTGAAACTTATGTTTGTACTGATGTAACTAGTAATGAAAATATATGGGTTAATATAGGTGAAGGTTCTGGTGGTTTTGCACCTTTTAATGCAACAGGCGGTACTATTACAACATCAGGTTCATATAAGATCCACACCTTTACTTCATCAGGTACATTCACACCAAATAAAGCTGGTACTGTTGAATATTTAGTTGTAGCTGGTGGCGGTGGCGGTGGAGAAGGCTGGTATGGATGTGGGGGTGGAGCTGGAGGTTATAGAACCGCAACTGGATTTTCCGTGTCAGGTCAAGCCTATAGTATAACAGTTGGAGCAGGTGGTGCAGGTTCTACAAGTCAGAGTAGTACTGGTAGTTCAGGTGCCAATTCTGTATTTTCTTCCATAACATCAACAGGCGGTGGTGGTGGAGCAAGTAGACATTGTACGTCCAGTGGTGGTGCTGGAGGTAGTGGTGGAGGTAGTAATTATCAAGGCCCTAGCACTGGTGGTGCTGGAACATCTGGGCAAGGTTATGCAGGTGGTGGTGGTGGAGCTACTCACTATGGTGCTGGTGGTGGTGGAGCTGGAGCAGTTGGTACAGATGGTGGCAATGGTGATGGTTACGGAACAGTTGGCGGAATTGGTCTACAATCCTCAATAAATGGAACAGCCACATATTACGCTGGTGGTGGTGGTGGTGGTAATGGTGTAACTAACACTGGCAGTGTAGGCGGAGGCGGAACTACAGATACGGATGGAACAGTCAATACTGGTGGTGGTGGTGGTGGTGGCGATTCAACTGGTACTGATGGTGGTGATGGTGGATCAGGTATTGTAATCATCCGTTACATTCCATAAGGAGATAATATGGCACATTTTGCAAAACTAAATAATAATAATACAGTTACTGAAGTGATTGTTGCAGAGAAAGACTTTATTAATTCTGGCTTAGTAGGTGATGAGTTTCTATGGGTACAGACATCATACAACGATAACTTCAGAAAGAACTACGCTGGTGTAGGTATGACATACGATAAAACTCGTGATGCTTTTATTCCCGTTAAACCTTATGCTTCTTGGACATTAGTAGAAGCCACTTGTCAGTGGACAGCTCCAGTAGCTTACCCTGATGATGGTAAAGAATATAAGTGGAATGAAGCAACAACTAATTGGGTGGAGGTAGAATAATGGCATATATAGGTAATAGTCCAGCTAACGTAGGTAACTATCAGATAGTAGATACTATAGCTGGTAGCTTTAATGCATCATCAACATCCTTTGCTTTAGCTTCAGGAGGTATTACCATAACTCCAGCCAAATCAGGACAATTATTAGTTGCTATTAATGGAGTTTTACAACAGCCAGATGATACTGGCACAAACGGATTTAAGGTATCAGGTTCAAATGTAGTATTCAGTTCTCCCCCAGCGAGTGGAGATACTTTTTGGGCAGTATACCAAGGACAAAATGTAGATATAGGCACACCTTCTGATGGTGTAGTAGGAGTTGCACAGTTATCAGCTACAGGTACAGCAAGCAATTCTGTATTTCTTAGAGGGGATAACTCTTGGCAAACTGCAGGCTCAACAAGTGCTAGTGACTTAACGTCAGGCACATTACCTATTGCTCGTATAGCTAATGATGCTATTGATAGCATACATTATGCAGCAGGAAGTATTGATAATGAACATTTAGCCGATGATGCGGTTGGTGTAGCAGAGTTAAGTGCTACAGGCACAGCGAGCAGTTCGACCTTCCTTCGGGGTGATAACTCTTGGACGGCTATAGCTACAGATGCTAATACTACAACTAAGGGACTGTATGAAATGGCTAATACTATTAGTGCTAATTACACGATCACCACGAATAATAATGCTATTAGTGCAGGGCCAATAACAATTAATTCATCAATCAGTGTTACAATACCGTCAGGTAGCACCTGGGTAATCGCATAGGAGTTATAAATGGCTAAAGTAAAAATTCAAGGACACGCTTCAGGAACAGGAGTTCTGACAGTTACTGCTCCGAATACGAGTACGGATAGAACGATAACACTACCTGATGCTACAGGCACACTACTGAATAGTGATGGTGATGGTTCTAGCTTAACTGGACTCTCTAGTTTTAACCCTGATGCTGCAGTAACAATTAATGAAAGTGGTGCAGATGTAGACTTCAGAGTAGAGTCTAATAATTTAACACACGCACTATTTGTTGATGGTGGGAATGATGCAGTAGGCATTGGAACTTCAACTCCTAAAATAAGTGGAATTTACTCTGATGGTACTAATAATACTATTGGTGGTACTTATTTAACAATACGAGATGATGATGCAGACCAATGTGGAATTTTAGAATTAGCAAGTAGCCAAACTGCTACTGCTAAAGCTGTTGGTGGTATATCTTTTATTAATCACGATAATGGTTCAAGCGAATACCAAAGAAAAAATATAGCTAGTATTACTTGTCGAACTGTAACAAGTGATAGTAATGCTGGTGATGATTCGGGTGGCGATATAGTATTTACTAATAAACCCGAATATGGTGATGTAGCAGAAAGACTACGCATAACCTCAGATGGCAGAGGCTTGTCGGATTTTACTGCGAAGGTTTGGTGTAGGGTTAATACTTCGGGAACTCCAGCAGCAAGAGATTCTCATAATGTCAGTAGTATTACTGATAACGGAACTGGAGATTTTACTGTTAACTTTTCAAATAATATGGCAAATAATAACTATTTTGAAGTTTCTCATACTAATGATGCAAACCATAATTCAGCTTTAGTTATTGCACACATTCAAGCTGGTCAGCCGGGTCTAGGAAGTAGTAGAGTTTTACTTACAAATTCAGGAACTGATACTGCCCAAGATGGACACGATTTAAATTATTTAGCTTTTGGAGGTTAAAGAATATGCACATAATATACCCCTCAACAAATGACGATGGAGAAGCAACATTAGCACAACTAATGCCAACTCCTAATTTCTTAGCAACACTTGAAGGAACAGAAGAAGAAAAACTAATTCACATAGCTAACAAAGATTTATCCACAGGAACTAAGTACGAGATTACAGACGAGGATACCTCTGATAGAAGTTTTAGAAACGCTTGGGAATATGTAGCTGGTGCTAGTGAAAAGACTTCAGCAGACTTGAGTGCAGAGGACTTAACTAAATATAATATGACGGAGAATAAATAATGCCAATGCAAGTTAATATGGATAAAGCTAAAGTCATTACTAAAGACAGACTTAGAGTAGACAGGAAGCCTTTACTTGAAGCACAGGATATTGCTTTTCAAAGAGCATTAGAGTCTAGTGCAGATACATCGGCAATCGTTACAGAGAAGCAGAGGCTACGAGATATAACCAATCAAGTGGATAGTATGACTACCCTTGACCAACTTAAAGGAGCATCAGTCTAATGGCAATAGTAATTAACGGAAGTGGAACAGTAACTGGCATATCAGTCGGTGGACTCCCTGATTCAATAGTTGATAGTGGAACAGTCGCAGCAGATGTAGCAACTCAAGCAGAATTAGATGCTAAAGTATCAAGCATAACAGACAATGGTAATGCTAATGCAATTACTATTGATTCAAATGAGAATGTAGGTATAGGAGCTTCTGTAGGTGAATCTAGTCAAGGTTCAAACTCTCAGGCTTTATTTGTAGGTCCTTATTCAGCGTTAATTAATAGTGGTGCTTATGAATCTTGCAATTTAGTTGAAAATGCTTATATAGGAACTGCCTCTTCTGACACTTGGAAATATAGAGAAACTTCTGAAGCAGCTAGACACGAAATGAGAGCTGGTTACCATTATTTGAAAGTAGGAGTTTCAGGAAGTGCAGATGCAGATATTACTTGGGTTGATGGTATAGTAATAAAACCAAATGGTGGTGGGGGTGCTAGTACAACAGATATATCTATGGGGTCGAAATGGAATGGTGATGGAGGAGGAAAAACAGATTTTCAAACTGGCTCAAATAATGGTGTGCTATGTCGTATGTCCTCATCTACAACTGGAAGCAATCAGAGGATGTGGTTTGTTAACTCTAATGGTTTAGTAGGCTCGGTTAGTACAAATGGTTCAGCAACAGTTTTTGCAACTTCGTCAGATTACAGACTTAAAGAAAATGTAAATTATGATTGGGATGCCACTACAAAAATCAAGCAACTTAAACCAGCTAGGTTTAATTTCATAGCAGATGATACTACAGTAATAGATGGTTTTATTGCACACGAAGTACAAGAAGTTGTACCAGAGGCTGTGACAGGTACTAAAGATGAAATGCGTGATGAAGAGTACGAGGTAACACCAGCAGTTATGGATGGTGAAATTGTAGTAACCCCAGCAGTAATGGGTACACGCTCTGTACCTTATTATCAAGGCATAGACCAAGCAAAACTTGTACCTTTACTGGTCAAAACAATTCAAGAGCTTGAAGCTCGTATAACAGCATTGGAGGCATAATGAGTACAATAAAATCATCCGCAGAAAACCTAACGCTTAATGCTGATGGTGCTAATAACGATATTAAGTTCCAATCAAACGGAGTAGAGAAAGCTAGTATTGACCAAGATGGTAACTTAGTTTTAAGTGGCACTTTAACTTCAGTAGGTATAGATGATAATGCTAATGCTACTGCTATAACGATTGATAGTAGTGAGAAGGTACGAATTGGAAATACTACAACTTTTGAAAATGGTTTTAATGATTTATGTGTAGGTAGTGTATCAGGAACACACGGAATAACTCTTGCAAGTGAAAATAACGCAACTGGAACACTAGCTTTTGCAGATGGTGATTCTTCGTATGGTGGACACTTCCAATACAATCATTCAGATAATGCTTTTAAATTTTATACAGCAGATACAGTACGAGCCAGAATAGACTCAGATGGACTTAAATTTAATACAGACACAGCAGCAGCCAATGCTCTGGATGACTATGAGGAGGGAACTTGGACTCCCACTATATATATGGGAAGTGGTACTGCTGCTACGACTAACACATTGGCATATACAAAGGTTGGAAGAGTGGTAACTATAAGTGGACAATACCGGATTACTTCTGCTAGTAGTCCAGATGGTTCTTATAATATAAGTTTACCTTTCACTGTTGCTTCTGGCGATGGAATGTATGCTGCTGGTACTTATAGAACATATGATGTTGATACACCTAATGATGGAGTATCTCCAGTAATTTTTGCTGACCAAGGGCAAGCAAAAGCAACACTACAATGGAGTAGAGATGGCAGCAGTTCTACTGAAGAACGAGCAACACTCAATGGTTACTTTATGATTGGATTAACTTATTTTACTTAATTATTCTAAGTGGAATCTTAGAATGGACATTTAACAACAGGAGAATGCAATGGCATTAACAAAAGAAACAGTAGTAGACAAGATAGAAGTATTAGAGATGGGGCAAGTGCAAGTACGCACAGCAACAAGAGTATTAGAAGATGGTGTAGCACTTAGTTCAGCATTTAGTAGACACGTTTTAGCACCAAGTATTAAAGGTGGGCAAGTATTAGATGGCGATGGTAATATTACTACTCCAGCAACTTGGGGTGATACAGATATAAGTGGTGAAGATGCTAGAGTACAGGCAATAGCCACAGCAACTTGGACTGCTGAAGTTAAGACAGCTTATCAAGAGATGGTAGACGCATAAGAATTATAGGAGTAACAAATGGAAGTAGAAAGTTGGAAATTTAATAAAACAATATCAATACCATCTATTATTTCTACAGTAGGTTTAATTGTAATTATGATTTTATATGTAACTGCTATTGAAGCTGACGTTGCTGTATTACAATCGCAACAAGAAGCCTCTGAAAAGAAATTCGATCAGATTGATGAAAAACTTGATCAATTAATTAGTTTAGCAATCAGTGATGGGAGGGATTAATGCAACCAAAAGATAAAATGGGTAAATATATAAAAAATACTTTAATGAATAAAGTTAAATATATGTTTAACCGTATTATTTGGAAAGTGCAAGATTGGGTAGGTTAAAACTACTATGATTGGATTTTTAGCAAATATAGCACCAATTCTCTTAGGATTTCTGGGTAAGTTACTTGCTTTAAAGAGTCAAGCAGCTTCAGATAATCAGAGGTTAATGTTAGAGTCAATGCAAGCACGAGAGGTTGTCCTTGACAAAGCTAGAGATAGAGCTGACAAAGAAAGTCCTATGGCTGCATGGAATCGTAGAGTTATTATTCTAGTTATACTGGGATTAATAATATTTACACAAGTAGCTCCAGTATGGCTTAATATACCAACAGCTATACCAATAGTACATAAAGGGTTTAGTCTTTTAGGTCTTAACTTTACACAAGATGTAATTGAGTACCAGGTAGTAAATGGGTTAGTTAAGTATGATGAAATATTTTCTTGGGCAAGTATGATTATAGAGTTTTATTTTGGTGCACAATTAGCAAAGGGGAAGTAATATGGAAATGATAACAACTTATGCAATACAGTTTTGGCAGTTTAGTTTAGTAATCATTTTGATTATAATTGGAGCTATTTGGAAAATTTTAGATAAAGAGGTTAAACCAAATATGAAGTTTAAAGCTATAAGTATGCCTCATATGAAACCTGTCCCTATACCTACTAAAGGTAAAGGATTCTGGGGTGGACTTAAGGTTTGGTTACTTGTATCACGTAAATGGGTCATTGTTAAAGACTATCATTATAAGATTAATGGTGTAGAGTTAGTAATACCAACAGGATTTATATTTGATGGAGCATCAGTACCTAAGTTCTTACATACCTGGCTATCGCCAATGGGAGTACTCTTAGTTGGGGGTTTAATACATGACTATGGGTATAAGTATCAAACTTTACTTTGTAAGGGTAAAAAGAAGAGTATTGGGACTAAAACGCAAAAAGAATTAGATATTATTTTTAGAGATGTAAATATTATACAAAATGGCTTCAGGTTAATTAACTATCTTGCTTACTATGGATTAAAGTTTGGTGGATTTGCAGCTTGGAATAAGCATCGTAAAGTAAATGCTAAATGGAGTAAGTAATGGCAGCAAGTAAACTACATTTAAAAAACGTTAATAAAGATTATAAACTTGAAGCAACGGATAAAAGGACAAATGAAGGTAGAATTGTTTATAAAAATACTAAAACAGGAGAATTACATTCTGAATTATCTATGACTTTAGAAATGCCTGAAGGAAGTGGTAATTGGATAAATGTACCAAGTCTAATTAACGGTAGAGTTTACAATGTACAAGGTGTATTAGATATGCTTAAAGCAGGTAATATAGAGCCTAACAGTACAGGTCATAAAAGTGAAACAGCAGCTGTTGAAGCTGCAATATTTCGTAGTAATAATTTACTAGATGATGTTGGAATATCTTTAAAACCAAATAATGAAGTAGATTTAAAAAATAATGATCCAAAAATAGTTAGGGCTTTTCAACCTGCTTATACTACTGGTCCTGCAGCTAATGATGCTATATTAGCAGCAGCTGAAGCTGCACTGGCTGAAGATATAGCAACAAAACAAACAATTGTTGGACAAGATAGTAGTACAACTGAAAATTCTGTATTTACACCACACATAAAGGCTGGAACAGATGGTGGTGATACCAAATGGACTGGATGGGGCGGAGGCATAGCTGCTCTAAGTGACAAAGGTATGGAGATGATTATAAAAAATAAGAGAGAAAGACGAGAAGCAGCTGCGAAAAAAGCAGAAATAGAGAGGGGAACAGCCACCCTTAACCAACTAGACGTAGAAAAAGACGACAGTTATTTTCAAAGACCTATAGCAGGAAATATAAATGACCCTTTTACTACAACACAATATCTTAATCCAAGGGGTTTAGCTGATAGAGAAGCTAATATGGCTAGAGGCGTAGAAGATAGAGCTGTTACTGCAGAGGAAGCTGCTATTGCAGAAGCCAGAAAGCGTGAAGAAATTATTGGACAAACTATGTCTGCTTACGGACCTCGTACTGGACAATCACCTATACCAGAAGGTGCAGTATTAACTTACGCAGATGGAAGAGCTTACAACGGTGCAGTTCAAATGATAAATGGTCAGCTAGCAGATGCTGCAGGACAAGAACTTGTTGTTAATGATGTAAGTACTATTCCAGTAGATGATACAAATCAAGCAATGTTAGCTAAAGCGGTAGAAGAAAAAATATTAAAAGATTCAACTAAAGATGATAACAGAACTTTTGGTCAAAAATTTAAAGATGCAATGAGTAAAGTAGCTGGTGTAGCTGAAATGAGCTATACAGGAGATCAGGCAAGAGCCGATAAACTAATTAATGATGCAGAAAATGCTTTTCAGAATCAAGATACTATTGATCCTATTGTAGAATATAACCAAGGCCAAGCTGAGTTATTAGCTCAAAGTAAAGCTTTATCTGAAAAAAATAGAAAGTCTTTTGCACCACTTTATCAGATGCCAGATCGTACATATGGTGATGTTAATGCAAACAGTACAGTATCAGATTATGCAAACTTCACAGGAACAGGAACTCAAACAGATGAAATTAAACTTAATCCTCTTTATCAGATACCTGATCGTACTTATGGAAATGCAACTAATAATGTAGTATCAGATTATGCAGGTTTTGAAGGAATTAAATCAAAGTCTAAAAAGACTACTATCCCTAAAGATGTAAAACCAAATTATGGAAAGATGCCAGGATTTAAACTTCCTCCAAAAGATGCCAAAGGGAAATCAACAGGTAACTATTGGAGTGTAGATGAAACATCACCTTTTTGGCAAACTGATGCTGGTTATGAAAAAGCAATGCAAACATGGGGAGAAAAGCCTGGTTGGGTTAAACCAGGTTTTCGACCTAAAAAAGAAGAATTAGATATTAATGCAATTAAAAAATGGTTTACACCAAGTAAATAATGGATATTAAATTTCAACGTTGTACAGCAATACATAAAGGTAATGCTTTTCTATATTACTTTTACGATAAGAATCTACCTGGTTATTTTATTACTAGTGTAGCTATTGCTGGTAATGCTGATGATAAAAGATACTTTATGGAGGTATATGAATATTTTTGTACTGAAATAGTAAGAGATAAGGATATATATTGTGTTTTATTTGAGAATACTGTAGGCTTATTCGATAAGTACATGGATACAACAATAGAGTATCAAGGTAAGACTCTACATAAAGTTAAGAAATATGAAGATATCCGAATAATGCAGTATTATGTAGCACAACAACTTAAGGAAGTAGCTAATGGCTGAAAAACAACATGACTTAGATGTAGATTTAAGTGAACCAAAAAAGCTTGTAGATTGGAAAAATCCACCTGACTTATTAGAACTTAAACAGGATTATGAAGAGGCACAAGCATCTCATACATCTCATGTATTAGAGGTTGATACTTGGTTAAGTGCTTTAAAAGGTGAACAAACAATAGCTAATAAGACAGGAAGATCTAAGATTGTTCCTAAACTTATTCGTAAACAAGCAGAATGGCGTTATGCTTCACTAAGTGAGCCTTTCTTATCTACTGATGATTTATTTAATACAGCACCTATGACTTTTGAAGATAAAGAGTCAGCTATACAAAACCAATTATTACTTAACTATCAAATAAATTGTAAACTTGATAAAACAGCATTTATTGATGAATACATCCGTACAGCTGTAGATGAAGGTACTGTTATTGTTAAAGTAGGCTGGGATTATAAAGATGAAATTGTAGAAGTTGAAGTTCCTGATTTTGAATTTCAACCTTCACCTGAATCAGGTCAAATGCATCAACAGTTACATCAAATGATGGAACAAGACCCTGAAGCATATCAAAATGAAACTCCTCCAGAAATGCAAGAAGCACATCAGTTAACTATGGAAACTGGTACTCCAATGATGCCTATACAAACAGGTACACATATGGAAGAAGAGACAAAAATTATTAAAAATCAACCAGAATTAGAAGTATGTGACTACAACAATATTATTATTGATCCTACATGTTTAGGAGAATTAGATAAAGCTAATTTTGTTATTTATAATTTTGAAACATCAATGTCTGAACTTAAAAAAGATGGTAGATATGAAAACTTAGATCATATAATAGTAGAGAATGCTTCTCCATTAGCTCAACCTGATCATAGTATTGAAGATACTACAAGCTTTAAATTTAAAGATGAACCTCGTAAAAAAATAATAGTATTTGAATATTGGGGGTATTGGGATATAAATGATACTGGTGAAGTAGAGCCTTTTATAGCTACTTGGGTTGGTGATGTATTAATTAGAATGGAAGCAAATCCATTCCCTGATAAAAAACTACCTTTTGTAGCAGTTCAATACTTACCAGTACGTAAAAACATATATGGACAACCAGATGGTGCATTACTAGAAGATAACCAAAAGATTATTGGTGCTGTAACGCGGGGTATGATTGATATTATTGGTAGATCAGCTAATGGACAAATGGGTATCCGTAAAGATGCATTAGATGTTACTAATGCACGTAAGTTTGAACAAGGGGCTGATTATAAGTTTAATTCTAATGTAGACCCTAGACAAGCTTTTCATATGGATGTCTATCCTGAGATACCTCAAAGTGCTCTTAATATGCTTAATCTACAAAACAATGAAGCTGAATCACTAACAGGTGTTAAAGCATTTAATAGTGGTATTAGTGGACAAGCTTTAGGTAATACAGCTACTGGTATAAGAAGTGCATTAGATGCAGCTTCTAAACGTGAATTAGGAATATTAAGACGATTAGCTGCTGGTATTAATCAAATAGGCCGTAAGATTATTTCAATGAATTCTGAATTCTTATCTGACCAAGAAATTATACGAGTAACAAATGAAGAATTTGTTGCTATTAATCGTGAAGATTTAGGTGGTATGTATGATATTAAGTTAAATATATCTACAGCTGAAGCAGATAATGAAAAAGCTGAAGAACTATCCTTTATGTTACAAACAATGGGTAATAATATGGATGCATCTATGTCACAGATTATATTAGCTGATATTGCTCGACTACGTAAGATGCCTGAATTAGCTAAACAAATTAAAGAGTATCAACCTCAACCTGATCCTATGGCTGAACAGAAAGCTCAACTTGAAATGCAATTACTACAAGCTCAAATAGCTAATGAAAGCGCTAAAGCAATGGAAAATCAAGTAGATGTTGAATATAAGAAAGCGAAGACACAGACAGAACTATCTAAGTCTAGAAACTTAAATAGTAAGTCTGATTTAGATGACTTAAACTTTGTAGAACAAGAGTCAGGAGTTAACAGACAACATGAACAAGATTTAAAACAAACTGATCAGCAAAATGCTATGGATAGTAAGTTTGCAGATGCAATAATCAATGAACCAATGTTAAATGGGGAGTAATGTTTGAAAAATCGTGATATAATCGCGAAATTAGATACTTTATACTATAAATTAAGGATATTATATGTAAAAGTAGCACTACTTTGTTTTTATCTCAATAAGAGGACACACGATGAGCACAGAAGAACAGTTAGAAGAATTAGATAATAATATGCAAGAAGCAAAGCATTTTATTGATATTAAAGATAGTACGATAAAACTTTTTAAAAATAGAGAATTTAAAAAAGTAGTACTAGATTATTATTTTAAAGAAGAATCAGCACGCTTAGTTATGGCTAAGAGTAGTGCATTAAGCGAGGATCAAAAAAAGTTAATTGACAATATGATATATGGTATTGGTGCATTAAGTAACTTTTTTGATAGTGTCCTTACACGAGGTATACAGGCAGAGCAGGCTTATAAAGATGATGAGAATGCTAGGACTGAAATACTTCAGGAGGACTTAAGCTGATGGCTGTAGATAACCAATTAGGAATGTCTGATGAAGAGTTCCTAAAACAAAATTTAGGTGAAATTGAAGCTGCATTAGATGAAGAAGCACTTCAAGAAAACACCGATCAAATTGACACTTCCGAAGAAGAGCAAACTTCTGAAGAAGTAGCAAGCGAAGATGTAGAGGCAACTCCTGATGAGGTCGAACCTCCTGAGGACACTGAAGCATCTGAGAGTACTACCGATGAATCTGAAGAAGATGAAACAGAAAATGTAGTAACTGACCCGCCTATTGATATTCCTGAAGCGGAAGCTGAAACATTAGAAGAAGACCTTGTTACAGAGTCTGAGGAGACTGATGCAACTACCGATGTCGAAGAACCAGAAACAACTGAGGCAACTCAAGAAACTGGTGAAGTAGATTTTGAAGCTGCATACAAACGGATTACATCACCGTTTAAAGCTAGTAAGAGGATGATGCAAGTCAATAATATTGACGATGCTATTGCCTTAATGCAAAAGGGCGCTGACTATCATAATAAAATGAAGACATTAAGTCCTCATTTAAAAATGGTAAGCATGTTAGAAAAAGAGGGGTTGTTAGATCAAGCTAAACTTAACAACTTAATCGACATTTCTAAAAAAGACCCTAAAGCAATTGCTCAGCTTATAAAGGACAGTGGTATTGATCCGTTAGATATAGATACTGATGAAGAGGTGGGTTATAAACCCAATAATTATGGAGTTAGTGATAAAGAATTTAAGATAAATCAGGCAATTGACGATATTAGAGGTACTGCATCTTTTGATAAGACTATAAACATATTAGCAAAAGAGTGGGACAATGAAAGTAAAAATTTAATATCAGATAATCCTGAAATTATTTCAATCATCAATGACCATGTTTTTAATGGTGTATATGATAAAGTTCAATCCATTGTTGATACAGAAAGAGCATTAGGTAGGTTAAATGTACCTGATGTAGAAGCTTATAGACAAGTAGCTGAACATCTGCAACAACAAGGCTCAATAATACCAGATGGTCAAATAGCACCTCCTAAAGCATCTTTACCTAAGACTAAAGCAAAGGATGCTGCTGAGATACAACAAAAGCGTAAAGCTGCAGCAGCAACAAAGAAGACTACAAGTAAAGCTAAATCTAGTCCAAGAAATTTTCTTAATATGTCGGACGAAGAATTTATGAAATTAGCTGATGTGTAATCTTTTTCTTTTAAACGTTTATAGGAGCTTAAAATGGCTTTAGAATACGGAACAGGCGCCAATGGTGCCAGTAATATCGGTGCTCAAGCGCGCACTGATTTTTACTTTAAAAAAGCGCTCATTAAAGTACGTGACATTCAGTACTTTATGCCTTTGGCAGATGTAAGGGCTATGCCTAAACATCATGGTAAGACAATTAAGCAGGATGTTTATCAACCATTATTAGATGTTTTAAATACATCAGACCAAGGTCTTGATGCAGCAGGTCTAATTGTTACATCTGCTAAATTTAAAGGTTACAATGCCGCTGGTGTTGAAATCACAACTGGTACTGGTTATACAGCAGCTACTTCAACTCATACTGGGTTTTTTGCAACTGCTGCTAATGCTGTATCAGGTGCAGGTGTTGTTTCAGTTCAAACTGCAGGTAATATTTACGGTTCTTCTAAAGACGTTGGTATTATTGCGGATCGTCTACCAGCGTTAACTGAGAATGGTGGAAGAGTTAACCGTGTAGGTTTCACACGTACACAAATAACTGGTTCACTGATCAAGCAAGGTTTCTTCACTGAGTATACTCAAGAGTCTTTGGATTTCGATTCAGATTCTGAGTTACTAGGTCATATAACTGAAGAAATGATGGTAGGTGCTACAGAAATGACTGAAGCACAATTACAAAAAGACCTAATCAACGAAGCTACTACAAATGGTACTGTTCAGTATCCAGGTGTAGTAACAACTAAAGCTACTGTAGCTGCAGCCGTTGATTATGATGACCTAATGACTTTATCTATTGCCTTGGATAACAACAAGACTCCAAGAACAACTAAGATAATTTCAGGCTCTCGTATGACTGATACTAAAACTGTAATGGGTGGACGTGTTATGTACATTGGACCAGATTTAATTCCTTTAGTACGTAAGATGCAAGACATTGGTAGTTCTGGTGTTGGTACAGGCTTTATTGGCGTAGAAAAGTACGCTGATGCTACTACAATTTTAAATGGTGAAATTGGTTCAGTAGACCAATTCCGTTTTGTTGTAGTTCCTGAAATGCTTACTTCTGAGGGTGGTGGTGCATCAGCTGTTGATATTTACCCAATGCTTTGTGTAGGTGATGGTTCATTTACTACTATCGGTTTCCAAACTGATGGTAAGACTTTGAAATTTACTACTACTCACAAGAAGCCAGGTAGAGAGACTGCAGACGTAAATGACCCTTACGGTGAAAAAGGGTTTTACTCAATCAAATGGTACTATGGTTTCATGGCTCTACGCCCTGAACGCCTAGGTATTCTTTGGACTAAGAAAGCTTAATTTGAGTTTTCTTATCTTCTCCACATACTTCGTATGTGGGGAAGATTTTTAAAGGAGATATTATGCAAATTGAAGAAATGACATCCAAACAAATTAGTGATGAATTAAGTAATCACGGTGTAAAAATGCACTTTAATAGTAAACGTGAGAAATTAGAGAAAGCTTTAAAAGCTACCAAAGAAGGTACTCTAATAACTGAATCTCTTGAAACATCTGATTCAGGTGGTGTTCACTTAACAGAAGCAGAGGTAATTGCTAATGATTTTAAATTTAATGGTGTTGAATTAGAAGGTTTAAGGGATGCACATGCTAAAAAACTTATTCGTGTAATTGTAAGATCAAATAATCCTCTTAAACGAGATTCTGCTGGTGAAATTTTTACTGTAGGTAATAAAGTACTTAATGGGGGTAAACCAGTTAAAAAGTATATTCCTTATAATAATGAAGATGGTTGGCATATACCTAATATCCTTTATGAACATCTTATGGCTGCAGAATGCCAAATATTTAAAAAAGTTACTCGTAATGGACAAGATTTTATGGAACCTACTAATATCAAAGCTTTTAATGTTGAAGTTCTTCCTCCTTTAACTGAAGAAGAGAGAGAACAATTAGCAATAAAACAAAAAGCAACTGGATCAATAGGATAATACTATGCCAACTTTAACTAATGCAACATTAACACTAGGCGCTAGTTTAACAGTTACGAATAATGTAGTTACAGGTAGTGGAGTTTTTGATGACTTAATGGAAGCCGTTACTACACATTTAGAAGCTCAGTATCAATTAGGTAGAATAACTGGTGGAGATTTTGCAACTGTTTACTTAGGTGCAATGCAAAGTGCTTTACAGCAATCTGTTGCATATGCAATTGGATTAGAAAAAACTAATGCTGAAGTACTTTTAATAACTCAAAAGAAAGTTACTGAATATGGACAAACACTGCAAACTACTAATGCCACACCTAATGCTAATAGTATTTTAGGTAAACAAGCTACGTTATATGGTGAACAAGCTAAAGGCTTTAAGTGGAATGCTGACCAAAAGTATCTTAAGACATTATTAGATGCTTGGGCTATTAATATTAGTACAGCAGGTGTAGCTTCAACTCAAGTTGTTGCTCTTAATGCTACAGGTACAGGTAATATTAATACTCAAATTACTAATGCAGAGCCTACAGGATAATGCCAACACATTATAAAGGAAAGAAAGGAGCAGCTCGTAAAAAAGCTTTAAAAGAACATAAAGCTGTTGTTAAGAAAAGAAAAAGGAGTTATAAATGAAAAAACTATATTTAATACTATTCCTTCTTTTTACAGCAATATTTGTTTCAGGTTGTGCAGAACAAATTTTAGCTATACCAAGAGCAGGAGTTAACCTTATAGGTAATACTGCTAGTACAATATGGCATTTATTAACAGGTTGGATTTAAGGGATTAATATGACTCATAGACTGCGAAATAACATAATCGCAGGATTTATAGTTATAACATTCTGGATGATATGGGTAATTCCTGTCATCACTCTAGTACAGTAACCACTACTGGCACTCAGGTAAACATACATGGAAGCATATTTAGATCTAATTACAGAGGTTGGATTCCCAATTGTTGGCGCTGGTGCAGCTGGATATTTTGTTTACTTAACACTAAATTTTATTTTAGATGGTGTATTAGATGATATAAAGCTTCAACGACAGTTTGCTCAAGCTCTTGATAATAGAGTCAAAACAATGAATAGTGAATTGATACGAATAGATGTAAAAATGTGTCAAGCTTTCAATATACGACCAGATGTTGATCGAATAGCACGAGCTGATGGTAAAACAGATGCTAGGAGAGACTAATGGATTCTATAGGACAATTAGTTAGTGATTATGGTTTCCCTATTATCGCTGCAGCTGCTATGGGTTACTTCATATATTTTATATGGACATGGGTGTCTACAAAGGTAGACCCTGTTATTGGTGATAGTCATATAACTTTGATTAAATTAATTGATAGGGTTAGAATGTTGGATAATGATTTGATTAGGCTTAATGCTAAGCTTGATATGATATTACAGGAGCAAGAGAGAAATGCGGCTAGTCGGAATAGTACTACTACTGTTAATCACATCGATCCAGGCTAGTGAGTTAACCTTTGGGTTTAAGAGTCCTGCTTTTAGTGGGGTTGGCTATTCTACTCATGTGATGTCTATTGCGCAAATAGAATTTAATAGATCAGAGGGAGTAAAAGACGACAAGACAGCAGCCGAAAAGGCAGCTGATAGAGCGGCTAAGAATACTACTCTTGCTAAGTTCGTAACAAATGTTGAAAGTCGTATCTTTGCAAATCTATCCAAACAAATGGTTGATAATATGTTTGGTACTAATTGTACCGAAGATACTACTACGACTGAATTAGAATGTCCACTTAGTGGTACAGCAACTTTACCTGATGGCTCTACAGTTTCATGGATAAAAGATGAAACAGCAGAAACAATTACATTGACAATTGTTGATGCTTCTGGTGGTATAACACAATTAATTGTACCAGTAGGAGACTTTAAATTTTAAATAAGTTATGAATATGGAATATTTAGCAGTAGCTTTATTATCGTGCTTAGTTGGCGCATGTGGAATAAATCAAAAGACTGAACCAATACAAGGTGATATGCCGTTTATAGAAGGTACACCAACTAAGGTATTATTACAAGAAATACCTGATTTGATAAACGTACCAACAGATGGTGATGGCAATCCAGTAAAGATTACAGTTGCTGTCTATAAGTTTCCTGATGTTACAGGACAGAGAAAACAAGTTGGATTATCCACAGCAGTTTCACAGGGAGCTGATGTTTGGGTTATACAAGCATTGATGGCAGTTAGCAATGGTGATTGGTTTACAGTTGTTGAGAGAGCAAGTTTAGATAATGTAGTCAAAGAACGACAACTAATAAGAAGTACAAGAGAATTATATGATGGTGCGACTGGAGTAGATTCATTATCTCCTATGTTATTTGCTGGACTGATACTAGAAGGTGGTATTGTAGGTTATGACACGAATACGACAAGTGGTGGCGCTGGTATGAGATATTTTGGTTTAGGTATTGGCGAAGAATATAGAACAGATCAAGTAACAGTTTCATTAAGGCTTGTTGGAGTACAAACAGGAGAGATTTTACTAACTGTACAAGTCTCAAAAACAATTGCGAGTACAAGTAATGGTGCTGATGTATTTAAATTTTTAGATTTAGGTACGAGAGCATTAGAGATAGAATCTGGTAATGCAACTAACGAACCAGTGAATTATGCAATTCGTACTGCGATTGAATATGCAGTCTTGCAAATGGTACATGAAGGTAAAGAATTAGGGCTATGGGAGTGGGAACTACCAAAAGAAGAGGTTCCAATTACAAATATAATAGATTCTAGTATACTATTAGACGAATGGGCGAAACATCCAAATATAGTAAAACAAGGGGAGTAATTTGAAGATTTTCAGTTTCTTTGTTATGCTAATGATGAGTTTGTCAGTAATGGCAACAAATAAGATTTATGTAACACAGGCAGGAGCTTCATTAGTATTTGATGTACTACAAGATGGCGATGGAAATATGATCGGCAATAGCACAACTGCATCTACCGCTAGTGGTTCAGCAACTAACTTTAATATCGACCAAGTGGGTGCTAGTAATATAATTACATTTGATATTCATGGCGATAGCTTTACTGGTGTGTGGAGTACAACAGGTAATAGTAATAACATTGATTTCAATTGTGATTCTGCTGATGCTACTTCAGGATGTGATAGTGTTAATGCTGTAATCACCTTTACTGGTAATTCACAAGACATTGATTTAGATATAGGCCTTACGTCTTCAAAATCTGGCGATAACGCTGATATTGACATCGTTGGTGCCTCAGGTACGGATAGTACTGTTGTTGCAGCCACAATTGATGGTACAAGTGCAGTATTGACACTAACTATTGATGGTGATACAAATAATTATCTAATCAATATTGATGATAATGGAGATGTTAATGGTCATACTTTAATTATGACCCAAACTGGTATCACAGCTGATGTAGATGTAGTCCAATCAGGTTCTTATGACAACATAGCAACATATATAACAACAGGTGATTCACAAAATATTGATATTACTCAAACTGCTGGTGGTACAGCAACAGTAACCTCTAGTGGAAGTACTTCATCGGCTGTTAAGACAATTAATCTTCTTCAGTCAGGTCATGCTACATTTAATACAGTTGGAACTATCCTTGGACAAACTTCATCTGGTTTAGCTGGTGCTGGGGGTACATATGACATTGACCAAACAAGTACAGGTACTATCAACTTAGATGTTAATGGTGCAAGTGCTAATGTTAGTATAGAACAAACAAGTAGTGGTACAGTTCATGTAGATGCTGCTGGCTCAGGTTATACTCTTGACCTTGACCAAGATAATGCCAGTACAACTTCATTACACCATGATGGTGCAAGTGGAGATTATGTTATATTACAAACTGGTGGAAGTGGTGATATCTTAACCCTAACAGTAAATGGTGCTTCAGCTAATGTAGATATAATCCAACGAGATTAGTGTGCGACTCTTTATTATATTATGGTGCTTAACAGTTTCATCATTCGCTTCTGGCATAATTGGAGATATTATTCTACAAACAGGTAATGCTGTTATTGAAAGAAACGATGGTGAAGATGTTAAGGCTAAAGATGATTTAGATATATTTTCATATAATACTGTTAAAACTGGTAAAGGTAAAGTTGCCATTGGGTTTATTGATGATACGAGAGTTGATGTAACTGAACATTCAAAATTAATTATTGACGAATTTGTTTATGACCCAAATACAAAGACAGGTTCATTATCACTTAAAGCAGCACTAGGTACAATACGATATGCATCTGGTCAGATTGCAAAAACAAGTCCAACGAATGTACAGATAAGAACACCGACTGCAACGATTGGTGTTCGTGGTACAGACTTTACAATGACAGTAGACGAGATTGGTAGTTCCACTATTATTTTATTGCCATCATGTGATACAAACGGTTTTTGTTTTGTTGGTGAAATAACAGTTGAGTCTGATGCTGGTCAGGTTATTATGAATACAGCTTTTCAAGCAACGACTGTAGATACAATTAGTAGTAAGCCGTTGCCACCTGTTATTTTAAGTTTAGAAGAAAACTTTATTACTAATTTATTGATTATATCTCAACCAAGAGAAATTGCTGAAGCAGAACAAGAAGTTGAATATCAAAAGACTGCTACTGCACTTGATGTTGATTTGTTAAAGTTTGATGAACTAGACAAGTCTATGGAAGATTATATTAAAGAATTAGAAGATGAAGATAAGTTAGAACAACTTGATAGAAATTTTTTAGATCAAAACTTTTTAGGTAATATTTTAGACCAATTGAATTTACAGTTAGCGTTACAATTGGGCGATAAACTTGATAAGAAAAAAGCAAAGGGTGATATAGTATTAGGTACAGATAAAGACACAGGAATCACAATATTAGATGAGGACCCAGAATGGTACTGGCATAGAGAGGCTCCAAGTGGAAGTGTTGTAGAGTTAAGACTCGAACAAGCAAATAGTTACATAATGAATATACAACAAGGAGATTTTGAATTATTAGATTTTGAATTAGGAGGAACAGAGAGTGAAATCACTATTGTTCAAAATTAGTATATTACTATTGTGCCTACCTGTATTTGCTGCTAATGAAATATACATTACTCAAGTAGGCACAAGCAATAGCTTCACACTAGACATTCTACAAGATGGCGATGATAATTTAGTGCAATTGTCTGTATCACACGATAGTAATAATCTTGATTTTGATCAAGTAGGTGATAACAACACGATAAGTTGGGTTTCATATTGGGGAACTGGTGTTGGTTGGGGTGGTGATTTAGATGGTTCAAGCAATACTATAAAGATTGAACAATACAATACAACAGGCACAGATACAAACAGAGTAGGATTTCATATACCAAGTAATAATAATACTATAAATCTTTGTCAAGGCAAAACATATGTTGATGAAAATGACTCAACTTGTGAGAATAGTGCAACAGCAGAATACGGTGGACATACAATTGATTTAGATATTCATGCTGGCAATACAGACTTAAAAGGTTCTCAAGAAACGGGTACAGGCAATGCAGACCATTATGCTAGAATTTATACTTATAATGGTGATAATAATGACATTTTCTTTAAACAAAAAGGCAATGGAAATAAGACACTACATTTTATAGTTAGAACTGATAATGGAGAACAGTCTATGGTACAAAAGGGGGATGGTACTCATACAGCAATAATAGATTTAACAGGCTCTTATACAACAGATTTAGATTTAACACAAAATAGTAATTCAAATCAATCCTACACATTAACGAATAATTGCCAGACATCATCTGGTTGTTCTGTTACAGTAACACAAGAATAATATAAATAGGTTTATGAAGAAAATACTATCACATTGGACCATCGCATTTGTTACCCTTATAGTATTAACTTATATTGGTCTTCAAGATCCATGGGCTAAAGAGATACTACGACTCAAATCATTTGATTATGTACTACAAAACGAAGTAAAGACTCCTTCTGAATCAGTAACAATAATTACTATCGATGAAGCAGCAATCGAAGAACATGGGCAATGGCCGTGGGACCGTGATGTACTTGCTAACCTCATACTTCAATTAAGAAATGCTGAAACAGGTATTATTGTGATGCCTATATTGTTTAGTGAGGAGGATAGATTTGGTAGTGATGATACATTCTGTGAAACACTATCATATGGCACAGTCATTGCACAAACAGGAACAGCACAAAAAAGAACATCTAATCCAGTACCAAGAGGTGTGGCAAAGATAGGTGATCCATTACCGTATCTATTTGAGTGGAATGGCATGGTCGGACCATTACCTAAACTTGCAGAATGTGCAAATGGTGTTGGTGTTATTAATACTGCTCCTGAGATTGATGGTGTAGTTAGACGAGTTCCATTGCTTATGAAGATAGGTGAAGAAGTTTATCCGAACATGGCAATAGAAACTATTCGTGTTGCTGTAGGTGACCCTTCATATCAGGTCAAGGCAGATGAAACTGGTATTGTGGCTATGAGAGTCCCTGCTTACGCTACAATTAATACAGATATCAATGCTCGTGTATGGGTAAGATGGAATAAAGAATTTAAAACTATAAGTGCTGCATCTGAAGACTTTACGTCATTTGCAGGGACAACAGTAATTGTAGCTATGACAGCAGAAGGATTAGGTGGAGTTGTTGCAACACCTATAGGTGAACAATATGACTATGTTATATCTGCACAGACTCTCCAAACAATCCTAGATGGTGAAACAATAAAGCGGTATGACTCTTTAATAGAGCTGCTTGCAGGTCTTCTATTGGGTATTGCAATCATTCTTATTACAAGATTTTTGCCATACTGGTTTATAGGTTTATCATTATTAGGTACATTCGGTGGAGGTATATATTACGTCCAACATATGTTTGCTACTCAATTAGTTCTTGTAGATATTTCTTGGGCATTACTAACATTCTTTATTGTAGGATTCCATGCCACGTTCAATAGATTCATATTAGAATTTATGCAGAAGCAACAAATTAAGAAACAGTTTGAACATTACTTAGACCCAAGACAAGTTAAAGCACTACAAAAAGATCCATCATTACTTAAGCTTGGTGGTGAGAGAAAAGAGATGTCATACCTATTCATGGACATTATAGGGTTTACACCTATTAGTGAATACTATAAGAACAAAGATGACCCTGAAGGGTTAGTTGTTCTTGTTAATGAATTTCTAGATGAGATGACAAAGATTATACTCAGTAATGGTGGTATGGTTGACAAGTTTATGGGTGACTGTATTATGGCAGTATATGGTGCACCTATTGATATGGAGAATCATGCTGAGATGGCAGTAAAGTCTGCAATCGAAATAGAAGCAAAGACTAAAGAACTAAAACAACTATATAAGGATAGAGGCTTGCCAGATATAAACGTAGGTACAGGTGTAAATACAGGTACAGCAATTATCGGTAACATGGGATCTACAACACGCTTTGACTTTTCAGTAATAGGTGATGCAGTTAACTTAGCTGCAAGATTAGAAGCTACTGCGGGTAGGGGAGATTATAAAGATTATCCAACGATTTATTCAAGTATGACGAGAGAACAACTTCCTCCAGATATGTTTCATGCCTCTAGGAAGATTGGTGATATAACGGTAAAGGGAAAGAAAGATGTTATTACAATTTACATAAAGCAATAGGATGTAATATATGGGCGGTATTATAAGCGCTATCTTAGATGTTATAATTGATGTAGTTAATATCATACTTGATATCGTTATAACAGTTATCAATGTTATAGTCGATCTTGTTGATAGTGTAATTGATGCATTAGCTGGTCTATTAGGTTTTGATGATGATATAGTAGTAGAACAATTTCAAGTATTAAATCAAGCTTTATTTCCTGATCCTGATAAAAATGTTCTAGCAGAAATAATTGTTAATTCTATACACAATGAAGAAGATATGATTGGTAATATCTTATTCTCTTCAGTTTTTCAAAGTGGTAAGAAAAATGTTAGACAATTTACAGAAATTATTGAAAATGATGAATATTTTGAAGATTTTCCTACTGTAGAAGCTAATATCATAACTGTTGATTATGATGAAGTAGATAGTGTTTTAACTACTTTAAACAGTACACCAGTTACAATAGATACCGCTAAATTAGGTACATTATTTGTTCCTTTTTGGATTAAATATTGGTTACAAGTTAATAAAAGCTATGACCATAATGCAAGTACATTTATACATAGTAGTACTACATATACTGTTAATGTATCTGTTTCTGTTTATAACTCTGGAACTAATGATTACACATTACGTTTAGGAGACCCACTAGCAGATTTTGCTGGTTTTAATATTCCTACTAAACCAGTTGGATTACATTACGTTGTTACATATCATAGAGATAGTGCTCCTAGTATTCCATTACTTTGGACATATAAAGTAGGAGATGGTACTTATACAGATTTAGATGACCCTTCAGAACAATTTGGTGCAGCTGGGGGTACTTCACTAGATATATTACCAGCAATTCCACTACGTCAAAATAATACAAATTTTAATGCTACTGCTACAACTAAATCAGCTCAAATAACTAAACTTGTAGATAAAATAGGATTAGATGCAGGTGATTTAATTGATGGTGTTATGGAGGATGTTGCAACTTCAGGTATATCTGACTATAACAATAAAGTAGACCATGTATTTTTAAATTTTGGAGTAAGATTATGGGAGACTTCTCAAATAGGGTTAAATTATTTATTTAGATTTGTTTCTACTTTATACCCAAGTCAAGCTTCAACAGAAGGTGATTATAATGCTGCCCCAGATGAGAAATCTTATAACACTCTTCGTGTTACAGGTACAGACTATAAATATGCCTTTACATTTGCCTATATTAAATTTGTTCACTATACGTTAGCACAAGTTAATGCTGATTCAAATAGTACTATTTTTTCAGTATATTATTCTGATTTAACTAAATTTACTTCAGGTCAAACAGGTAACAGTGATTTAATTACTAATGGTACTTATTATGCTTCATCTGGTTATTCAACATATAGTGTAGGATACTTAGCTTCTACCACTGCTAATGTAAATGCATTTGTAGCAGGAACTCTTGCACAAGAATCTACTTATAATGCGGAAGCAGCTAATTGGATGCAACCTACACAGCGAATTGCTTTTACAGGTGCTTTAAAAAATGCGGATGGTAGTACTAATAGTGATGGTGTAGTAAAACCAGCTTTACTTTATGAACGTATAGCTAGCGGTAGTGTTACACAAATAACTAGTAGTCAAGTATATTATACAATTAATGGTACTTCACCACTAAAGATTGAAATATCTGGTGGAGGAGGTGCGGGAGGTGGAGCAAAAGCTGGTTCTGGTAGTGGCACAGCAGGTACTAGTGGCGGCACAACATACGCTAAAGTTTACAATTCTAGTGGTACATTACTTAATACTTACTCTGCTGGTGGGGGTGCTGGAGGTTCTGCAGATAATGGAGGAACATCAATAGGAGAAACAGGAGAATCTTTTGGTGGTCCTGGTAGTAATGGAGTACCTTCAGGAGCCCACTCTTCATTCTCAGGTAGTGGAGGTGCTGGTGGAAATGATGGTGGTGGAAGCAACGCTTCAGGATATTCAGCTGGCGGAGGAGGAGGAGGTGATAATGCTTCGTTCTGGGATTTTGATACTGATCGGTATGGAAGGAACGGGGACAGAGGTGCTTACTATACTGTAAATCATACAATTGCTAATTATAATGATTATGTCATAGTTAATATTGGTGGTGGGGGTCAAGGTTCAGGACTAAATCATGGTGGAGATGGTAGTGCAGGACGTTGTGTTTTAACACCTACAACACCTGTAGGTGCATTAAGGTTAGTTAATAGAGCTTCAGAAACAACTACTGCAAGTCAAGAAATGATTTACTATCAAATCGTTGCTAATGGTTTGAATGCATATACCTTAAAAGCCCCTAAATGTATGTTACGAGTAGTTGATGCTCAAACTGGTAAATTTAAAATGGTTGCTTTTAATCTTGCTGAAAGAACTGATTTAATGGTACCTATGTCATATGATATGGTTAAAGACTTGCCTAATAATCATGTAACAAGTTTACTCTTAGCTGCTGCACACATATCCCTCTATGTCGCCCACTATGAGGTAATTGAATTACCTTTATGGGCTAAGTTATTAAAAATTGTACAAGTTGTATTATTCATAATGGCACTTTTTAATCCACAACTAAGGGGTGCAGAAGCAATTATTACTTTTATTATAAAGCAAGTACTTATCCATTATGCAATGAAAGAGATAGTGAAATTTGCTTTAGATAAATTTAGTCCTGAAGTTGCTTTTCTTATAATTGTAGCTACATACGCAGCATTTGGTAAATTTAAAGACTTAGACCTTACTGTATTCCTTGATTTAGTTAACTTCTTAGGGGATTTAACTAATGTTCTTGGTACTGTTCTAGAGCATTATGCATATGAAGAATTAGATGATGTAAATGATGAAAGAGAACAACAAGAACTTCTTCAAGAAAAACAAATGGATGCTTTACATGAAGTACAACAAGCATGTTTTGCTGATAGTAATTGGAACTCATTAGATTATACAAGGGGTTCTAGACGAGTAATGATTAATCCTATGAGTCCTTCACTATATTTAGCTAATTCTTGTGAAAACTATACTTTAGTTGGTTTTGGTAGTTATAACTATCAAGCTATATATGATAATATATATGAACAAAAGATTTTAACAACGTGATAAAACTATATACATCAAAGTTATTATGATGTATGATAGTATTAAATATAATAATATAGCATTCGTATAGGAGTTACTATGCCACAACATAATGTTAAAGGTCCTAAGCAATGGGGTGGATATCCAACTGAAGCAGCCCAATTAAATGCTAAAGCTAAAGGTTTATCAGGAATTTATGCAAGAGATATTAAAACTAATCAAATAGCTGTTAACGCAGTAGTACAGAGCAGTGATTCTGATAGTACAATTACATCTACAGTAGGAGATAGTTGGTCTAGATTAGCTAACGATCCTTTAACAACAGCGGGTACACTTCATCCTTGGGAAGATACATCAACATTCCAAGCATGGACTCCTCCTAATCTAAGTACAACTGCTGGACCATTTGATTATTTACAAAAGCCTAAAGTAGACCAATATAATGGTAGGATAAACCCTGATGTACAAATGCAAAACTCCGTATTTCCCGCTTCTAATAATAAGAAAGAAAGTTGGTTTAATAAAGATAATATGAGTGCATTTGCCTCAGGCGCAGCAGGATTAGGTAGTTTAGCATCTGGATGGGCTGCTTTAAAAAACCTTAAACTATCCAGACAAGCAATGGAAAATCAACAAAATCAATGGCAAGCTAATTATGATAGTCAAAGATTAACTACTAATAATCAAATTGCTAATCAAAATGCATGGAAACAAGCACAAGGTAGAACTGATTATGGTGCTTATGTAGGTGGTAAACCCGCTGGAACAAACTACGTAGGTTAACTAGGAGATATTATGGGTGTTGTAACTTGGAAGAATATAGCTCCTTCTAATCCCGCAGGAATTCTTAATGCTGCTAATGCAGCCGCTAAAGGAATAGGTGAAGGGTTTGCTGGAGTCGGAGATGCAATTCAAGGGTATACAGATACAAGAGTTCAGTCGGAGACTGATGACTTTGTAGCTGATTTAATGGCTCTTGGTTCACAAGAAGAACGTGATGCTATGATTGCTGAAGCAGAAGGTGGTTGGTTAAATATAGATAATATTAATAAAACTAATTATGAACTTGGTGCTCCTGATAGAGAGCAGGCAGCATTTACACAACAATTAGCTGATACATTTCTAAGTAGTGAAAAATCAGCTGAGGCTCAGCTTATAAGAGATCAAACATTACATAAATATAAAGCTGATAATCCTATTCTTACTAGTAGTAGCACATCCAAAAAAAGTAAATACGGTACTGTTAAAGATCCTCTTGCTAGTGGTGGCTTTATTGACCTTACTTATGGACTTGATGAGTCTAACCTACCATTTGGCACAGGAATGGGTCCTGAAGATAGGATAGAACTTGCAGAACTTAGAACTTCATTTCTAGGCAAATTCCCTGATGATATTAGCGTAGATGAAATTAATAAATTTATCAATGACGGATTCATGTTATTTGATGATAGAGCATCAATTCCTGGAAGACCTGATATGTGGACATTTAAATTTAACGATAAGTCGATTGATTTAGATGGTTCAGATGAATCATTTGCTATGTTATATGAAGCAGTCTATAAAAATGTTAAAAAAGAAGATAGCACAAGAACAGTTGTTAGAGCAGATTACTTTGAGGATTTTAGAAAAAATAACCCTCAATTTGAAACATTTGCAGAAGCTAGAGCAGTTTTTGATAAGATTTATGAAAAAAATCTTCAAAATAAATATGGTTATGATGATTCAGGTAAAACATCAGCATCAATATTTGGTCTTCAAACTAAAGAAAGTGTGACTGCATTAGATAAAGATACTAGTGGTTACAGCACTAGTACATATATAAATGATGTTGAATCTCAAGAATCACGGTCAAATACTATTTCAAATGATATTAAAGGCTTAAATAATGCTGAAATGCAAAAATTATATGAAACATTAATTCAAAGAAAATATGCAGGAGCTAGTGCAGGAGGTGGAGGAGCTGGATTAAATAAAGATGAAGCAGAATTACTTAGACAACTAGAAGAACAACTTGCTAAAGAAGCCAGTCTTTCAAGTCCTGGTTCTTAAACCATGGCAACAAGTGATAACTACTTCACTCAGTATCTAGAAGATGAAACTAATAAAGAACGTTTCAATGATTCATTAGAAAATAGTACTTTTCTTGACTTAATAGACCAGAAAAGAGAAGACTTAGGTTTAAAAGCTGAACAGAAAAAACTTGATTTTGTAAATCAAACAATTAATTTAGAAGAAGGTGGTTTTGACGCTGATACTTTAAATTTATTTGGTCGTTTAGCTTCACAACCAGGATTCTCCTTTGATGCCTATGAAACAGCTCATTATGATGAAAATAATGAACTAATACCTTATCTTGGTAAGATAGCTCCTATAGATGGTAGTAAACGCAGTAAAAAGTGGAATTTACATCGTTCAGCTTTAGCTAAAAAACTTGGTATACCAAGAGATTATGTAACTCAAGGTATGCTTAATGAAGAAGCAGCTAAACAAGCTCAAAACTTTAAAGACTTACTCTATAAAGGACAAGACCCTGATAGTCCTACCGTATCCGTAGACATCCGTCAGGATGGCGTAGGATTCTTCGGTAGGCCTCTAATTACTGTTCGTAATCCTATAACAGGTGACATTATTAATGAAGTAATGAATACACCTGAAAATAATGCAATGTTTTACAGTAAATATAATAAAGAAGCTTATGCTGAAGGCGTACTACAATTAGCTGACGCAGAGCGTGCATACAATAAAAACATAGGTCAAGGTTTTTGGGATAGTATGGGTAAAGGTCTCAGTAGTGGTATAGATAATTTACAAGCTACTGGTTATGGGTTTATGGCCCTTATTGTTGATGCTACAGGTAATGAGCAATTAGGTACGTGGTTCTTAGATCAATATTTACGTAATTTAAATGAAGCTCAAGCTAATGGAGCTAATTTACCAGGGATTGAGGATATAGATTGGTCTAATCCTACACAAGTACTGTCTAAATTAGGTGCATTAATTGGTGAAGCTATGCCATCTATTGCTTTAATGATAGGTACAGGTGGATTAGGAGGATTATTAGCTAAACAAGCAGTTAAAGGTGGTGTTAAAAAACTTGTAAATCAAAAATTAGGTACAAAAGCTGCTGAATTATTATCTAAAGCTCAACGTATAGGTAGAAATGTAGGTGCTTATGGGTCTGCTATGGGTATGGAAACAGGCAGTATCTACGGTGATGTAGGTTCAGCAGGTCATAGGGATTGGAAAGCAATAGCTGGTTCATTAGCAGGTGGTACTATAGCAGGAGCACTAGAAGCTTTCTATCCTCTTAAGTTAATGAAAAAGTTTGGACTTACTAGAGCTGCCAATAAAGCTGCTAAAAAATCATTCTTATCAGCTGGTTTCGGACAAAGTCTTAAAACTATAGGTAAAGAGTTATTAGCTGGAGGTTTAACAGAAGGTAGTACTGAAGGAATGCAGTTTATTGTAGAAGAAGTAACACAAGATTTAATTAAAGAAGGTCATTTACCTGATTATAAAAGTGAAGAATTTAAATTAGGGTTACTTAATTCGATAGTAGCAGGCTTAGTCCCTGGTGCAACATTTAGTGGTACTGCATCTACAGTTAGTCAGATAAATCAGGCAATTGGTGGTGATGCAAGAGTAACACAACAAGAAGTAAATAGAGTTAAACAAAAAGCTCAACAGGCTAAAGATGATGAAGCTGTTGGTGAACCTGATATACAAAGCGTAGAGAATGTAGCAAATAATATTAACGAAGTTGAAAATGATGCAAAAAATTTAGGTATTGATTTAAATAATGAATTATATAAAAAAGGAAGTAATACAGATAAAGCCTCATATATTTTAAATGCACTTAGTGAACTTGAGGTTGACCAAAGAAAGTTACCTAAAAATGAACGTAAGCCAGAAATAGTAAAAGCAAGAAAAAATTTAGAAAAAGCTTTAAAAAATTTAAATTCAGGAAATATTGCAGACCGTAATATTGCACAACAAGCCGTTGCTCAAGCTAAATTAAGAAGAAAATTAAAAGCTGCAGGAAAGAATCAAGATTTAATTAAAGCTGCTAGACAAGAATATAGTGCAACTATAGCACTTATAAATGCTAAAGATATTCGTTATACCGAGAAAAAATCAGAAGTTCTTGTAGAAGAAATTGATACTGAAATTAAAGAAATAAATAGTATTAATGAACAACTTAAAGATCCAAATTTATCTAAAGCTAAAATTAAAAATCTAAAAAGGCTTAGAAATCAACTTGGTGTAAAAATTGATAAATTATCTAAAGATAAAGAAGGAACTAAGATAGCTCAATTAGATAAATCTGTATTTGCAAATATTGATAAAGCTTTAGCTAGTTTTGAATTTAAAAATAAAAAATCTAATCTTAGAGAAGATACATCTATAAGTGAAGATATTCAAGAAGTTGCAAAAGATGATAATCTTGAAAAAATTGGTGCAAACACAATAAAAGTTCTTGAAAATGTTAAATCAACAAATGAACAACGAGCTAATGCTATTAATGCATTTTCAAAAATTTACAATAAAGCAAAAAGTATTAAAAGTAGAATTGAAAAAGAATTAGAAACAGTTACTGATCCAAAAGAAAGAAAAGCTTTAAAAGCAGCTTTAAAAGATATTAATAAACGACTAGATAATGTTTCAAAAACAATTGAAGTATTAGCAAAAGAAGGAAGTACCGTTAAAGCAACAGAAGTCTTATATTCATTAAGCCCTCTAACTGAAAAACAGATAGAAGAGCTCAAGAAACTAGAAGGTCTATCTAAAACAGAACAAGCGTTACTTGATGCTCATATTGCAGTCTATGAAGCAAAGAAAGAAGTAGATGAAAATAATAAAGATATTGACGATGTTAGAAATGATGTCTTACTAGGTGAAAAAGTTTTCCAAGGCTTTATGCATTACTTAAAGTTAGCTCAAAAGAAGAGTTCGTCTGCTATAAGTAATATAAAAGATTTTCTTAATATACTAAATGATAAATTGAGTAGATTTGAAGATGCTCAAGAAATTCTTAAAAATGAGAATCTAACAACTGTTTGGATTAGTAAAAACAACTATCAAGATCCAATACTTAGGACTATGCCTACTGTAGAAAAAGATGGTAAGCAAGTAGAAGATAAAGATAATTACTTCTTTGTAAATGCAAAATCAGTTAGATTAATGCAGTCAATTAAAGAAGAAATTGCATTTGGTAAAGCAGTATTAGCATTAATTATTAAAGCTACCAGTAGAGCAACTACAAAAGAAAAAGCAGCTCTTGATGAAGCAACTAAGGAAGCTGAAGAATCTCAGGTTAAAAAACCTGTTACTGATAAAGATTTAGATGATATTAAAACTGAAAATGTAAAGATAGATACAACTAAACCTATTGAACCTGAAACTACTGATGAAGGACTTAAAGGAACTCAACTCAATCTTGAAATTTTAAGTAGCTTTAAAGGAGCTAAAGATGCCGCTATAAAATTAGCTAATGATAAAAATCAAACAAAATATGTAAGAATGATAGCTAAACTGATAATACCTTTATTATCTGATGATATTAAAATATCTACTGATTTTGATTTATATGGTGATCATGGGATACATTCCCATTTTTATCATGGTGAGGTTAATCCTGTAGCAGTTGTAATGAATCCAGCAGATAGTACTACTGTTTTATTACATGAACTTATACATGCAGCAACTCAAACTATCTTAGAGACAAGTGCAAAAGACCGTACAGCGAGACAAAATAATGCTGTTAAACAATTATATAAAGTTCGTGAAAATATTATAAAACAGTATGAAAAAGATATTGCTAGTGGTGATATAACTGCAGACGAAAAACATGCTATAGAGTATTTACTATATGGTGCAGCTGAAAGAGTAACAGAACTTCAACTAAAAGTACGTAGACGTATGGGAATGAAGGGTGAAGCTCTTCATGAAAGTGAACTATTAGGTGAATTTTTAACTCAAGTGTTAACTAGTGTTGAGGCACAAAGTTATTTAAAACGTAAAAAAGTTAGTAATAAGAAACAAAAAACACTTTGGAATGAAGTTGTTACTGCTGTACGTAATTTATTAAATATAAAAGATAGCGAAGTAGATTCATTATTAGATGAAGCTCTTGCTGCTACTATAGAAACAATTGAATCATTAGTAGAACCAACTATAGAAAAAGAAAAACCTCAAGATAGTACAGAACAGTCTGCAGAAGATAAAAGTTATAAAACTGCTCAACAACAGGCTAAATCAAAAGTTAAACACTTTATAAATAAATATGGTGGTCTTGCACTACAATTCTTAAAACTATATAGAACAAAGCTTAAAGGTAGCGATATATTTAAAATTGCTCAACCTAAAAGAAAATCATTTTATTCTAAATATGATTCATGGGATCCAGGAATTGATGTACTACTTGAAGAGTATTTAGGTGAAAGTTTTGAAGACAAAGAATTTATTAAATACTTACATAAATATTTTTATGAATTTAAAAATAGTTTTGAAAAACATAATAGAAAAGTTAAACAAAATAAGAAAACTGGAGAAGCATTTCACAGTCAAGAATTTTTACAGTTACTATTTGTAGAAATTGATGGTGTTAAAACACTTCCTGATGAAGTTATCTTTGCAATGATGTTATCAACTTTACAGTATATGAGTATTAATAACTTTAATACTGAAGTATCAACTGAGCAACAAATTGGTTTATTACTTTATAACGACATGCAAGCTGATCTTAGTCGCCAAGAATTAATGGACTTTGGTAATATGGGAGTATTATTTAAAGATGCTGCTTCTGAAATAGGAAATGAGGCTTTTAATAATCTAAATCTTAAAATAGATAGTAGTCAATTAAAAGGTGATAGTATTAACGAAGTAATTAGTAATATTGAATCTTTTATTGCAGAAAATGGTGATGGTCTTTTACCTAGTGATTTAATTGCTCAACAAGTAAAAATAGCATTAGGCGGAACAGCTTTAGCTGTTGCGACTTCTGTACATTCAAATAAAGGTAAAAATAACAGTTTAGATGGTTTAATCGAAATTGTTTATACAACTTACTACCATGAAACATTTGAAGGAGAACCAACTAAAGGTTTAAAAGAAAATGATTATAGAAAAGGAATGCCTACTAGGTTAATGAAAACAATTAAGTTTCCTTATCTTCAAATGAAAAAAGTACCTTTTGGATTAGAAAAATTATTTGAAAGTATTAAAAATAATAAAGAAACTATTGATATTATAAATAATACTGATTCAGAACTTTCAGGGCCTTTAGCTAAACCTCGCAAAGTTGTTCAAAAATTTGTAAGAGGTAGTTTTATAAAAATACCTGAAAAAACTAGAGATGTAATGAAAGCATTACATAAAGTTCCGTGGTTAGGAAAAAAGAAAGCTTTAGATTTATGGAATATGACTGACGAATCTACTAGAGAAAGAGTTGTAGGTATTGTAGATTTAGAAGAAAAACATGTAACAGAACGTCCTGGATTTGAAACATCTAATCAAGACAAACTTAAAGACATCAAATTAGTTGATGCTTACGATGGAAAACCTTTCTGGTTTAAATATTCAGCACAAAAACAAAATAGAATTAATATAGATAGTAACGGTATTAATGGTCAACGTAGTAAGATACACAGATCATTTTTTATGCCTAAATCTTCTAATGTACTTATAGATAATGAGTTTAAACGTGCAATGTACCAGTTAGGTATTGCCCAGGCATTTGGTTATGGTATTGATAAAAACACGTTACAAGATTCATTACTTGCTTTTGACAAATTATATGAGCAAAGTAGAGACATTGTTGAATACCTTAAAAGTGATAATGTAAAAGAAGAACAATACAATAAACTGCTAAATGAACTTTTAGATAAAGAAGGTATAGATGCTAGTGCTCATGTAATAGAAGCTATAGCCTCTTTAACTAGTTATAGACCTACTGGGTCATTTAAATCAGAATCTTTAGGAATTGAAACAGACGGTATTACTAATGGTTATGCTATTGCTCAATTACAACTTTTAGGTATACCTCAGGAAATATTAGATACTGGTACTGATGAAGAAATAATAACTGCATTAGTTGCATCATTGGCACGTATTGGTGTATTTGTTGAACCTGGTATGACAATGGAGAAATTCATTAGAGAGGGTAATTTAGATGTTTATCAAACTCTAGCTTTCGTTATTAAAGATACTTTAGCTCAAGAAAGTGCTTTAGAAACAATTAATACAGAAAGAAAAGAAAATGTTAGAGAAATTACTAAAGAACAGATTGCTGCATTAGATATAGTACATGGTGAAATCTGGACTGAAGAAGATAACGAAGGAATATTAACAAGAGAAATAACTAAGTTTGGTAGAAATTTAGCTAAGAATCCATTAATGATTAGTGGATATGGTGCAGAAATAGCAAGAATTATTAGTGCATTAGCAGCTGATGCTATTCCTACAATAAATAATAAATTAGCAGAATTCCAGGTTGAGTATAACAATGCTAAAACTACTAGAGAAAAAGCAGAAGTATTAAAAAGATTTACTGTTTATGCAAAAGCTTTAAATAACTTTATTCCTGGTTCGTATGTAAAAAATAAAGAAGGAAAAGTTACAGGTCTAACAGTACAACTTAAAAAAGGTAATTTAAAAAGAATAGTTTTTACTGATGTTAAAGTAAGAAATCTAGAAAAAGCATATGAAGCAATATTTACCCCAGCATTAACTACTGCATTAGAACAATTTACTATACCACTTAAAAAAGCAAGAGATGCAATTATTCAAAGTGGTGAATGGCAATATACTACTTTTATGTTCTATTTTGACCAAGCAATAGAAGATTATAAACAAACAAAAGCTTATAAAAATTCTCCATCAAAATTAGTACCTGCAGAAATTGAAGCAGAAATAGCAGATACATTAGCTTTAAAGTATATGCCATTAATTTATGGTGAGTGGTCAGATCCTGATACACCATTACAAATTATTAAAACTGCAAGGATTGCTGGAAACCAAGATATAGGTAGAGTAGTAATACCTGTACCAAGAAAAGTTTTTCCAATGATACTTAAAAATGGATTTAAGTTTGAAGCTATCAGAGATAAAAAAGGAAATATCATAACAGATGATACTTATTCATTAGACTCTCATTCTGATACTCGTCAGTATGTTACCCCTGGTGTTAGTACTTATACTAACTATATCCAAAACGCTGATTCAGTTCTTATAGGTAAGTTAATTCTTAAGAATCCTAATGTATTGACTATATTTGACGCTGCAATGTCAGATATAGCTACAGCTTATGATAACAATAACAACTACAATGAAGGTTTTAGAGATAGTGCACTTACATATAGTATTTTAGAAACAGCTCTTGCACGTTTAACTGATGTTAAATTTGCAATTATGCCTGGTGACCTTAAAGCTATTGAAAAAATTTATAGAGAAGGTAAAGAAGATAAAGATGGCAATATAATTTATAAGCCTTCTTTTGAAGCACAAGGATTACTTGATGCAATGGAAGAAATATCTGATACAACAGAATTACAAGCACAATATGACGCTTTAAGTTTTAAAGTACTTGAAGACACTTTTAATGAAGAAATTAAAAGAGTTAAAGATATGAGAAACTTACTTAATAAAGCTTTTGGAACAAAAGATAAAGACGGAAAGCTTATAAAAGATAGTTGGCTAAAAAATGCAATTATAAGTCAGATGTACTTAGCTGAATCATTAAAGTTAATTAAAGATAAAAAAGCAACTATAGAAGATATTAAAGCTGGTGCTAATATAGATATAGAAGCTGAAACAGTTACTGAACCTGAAGAAGAAATAGCAGAGAGCCAGGTAGATCCTGAAGATACTACTACTGAAATAGAAGAAGAAACTCAGAAAGCCGAGCCTGGAGAACTAACTAAAGAAGAAGCTACTGAAGGTGACCCATTTGTACTATTCCAAGATGACAAAGGTAATG